ATGAAGAAAATTTTAACTTCACTTATGCTAATTGGATTAGTAGTATTTGGCTTTATTTTACCAAGCAATAATGCAAGTGCAGCTGAAAACACACCACTTGTCGACAAAGTGCAAATTACTAACATCGGAAACAATGAGTATATCGACTATGGGCAAGGTAAAAAGTATCGAGTTTATGCATATAAAAACACAACATTCAAAGGATATGCATATGACGCAAATGGACAAGCAGTACCTGCTGGTACAACTTTTTACATTTACTTCGATGGCGCACTAAATTTTGCTAAAAAAGATATTTTATGTACTGTAGGAGCAAATGGCGCATTTGAAGGTTCAGTGGAAATGCCTAGTGGTAAGGGGAATTATTCTTTCTGGGCTTCAAGATCAACACACTCCTCCGATATTGTGAATCTTGGTTATTACAATGGTCCTAACAAAACTAATCCGATTTCAAAAGCAAATGAAAAAACAGTTTATCATTACTCTCACGGAGTATATCATCCATAAAAAAGAGCCAGCCTATAAGCTGGCCTTTTTTTATTTTATAGAAATATAGACGTTATAAGTCGTAATTCAGTAATTTTTTCCTTTTAAATCGTGTTCTTTATATTGCACGGGTGCTTTCGGTTTAAATACTCAGTTTAGATATGATGAATTAGTAAATATAAATTAAAAGAAGCCGCCCAACAGGATGGCTTTCAATGTTTATTTGTTAATGTACTCGTACCACCAGTTCCTTTCATCCATCCAAGCTGTAATCTTATCAAGCTCCCCATTAGGTAGTACTTCAGTTTGTAAGTAAGCTAAACCAGTTAATGGATCAGAGACAACCTTCCCTTTTGTTCCACGCTTATTCATAGCATTTACGACTTCCTGAACCAGTGAAATGCCAAACCCACCAGATTTTACATATTGATAGCCGCCATTAGCAACAGATTGTTCTGTTTGTTCCTCCCCTGTAAACCAAGATAACGATTTACTACCAATCAATTGGTTCAAATCACACTTACCGATACCAGGTACATTACCTGTCTCTGTATATTGCCAAATATCGCATGGATAAGCTGGTCTATTCCCACCATATCGGGGAATCCATACAAAATCAGCGTTTACTTTATCTGCCTGGAACCCTTTATATGTATGATGACCAACATATAGACCAACCTTTTTTGCACCTAACTGGCGTAGTTCATCAATAAAAGCTAACGTTCCAGCTAACATATTCCCCATTGTTTTCACTTCCACATCAGCTACCCAGAACAATGCATCTTTATCTCCACGATTCCAAAAGTCACGAGCTTCTACACGTGCATCATTTTCAGAAACGAATCGACAAAACGCATAGTTACCAAAAGAAATACCACGTTTTTTCATTTCACCCACATAACTTGGATACATATGATCAACTACGTTAGAACCATCTTGTACCCTAGCAATTACTAAGTCTAATTGCAGTGCTGCTACATCCCAGTTAATATTACCATTCCATTTTGAAATATCGACGATATACCCCATTATTGAACATCTCCTTCAAATAGTTTTTGTTTGATTTCTGTTACATCTTTAGAGATAGATCCAAAAGCCTTTGCTTGCTCTTCTATTACTTGTTGGTTTCTATCAATTACTTGTTGATACTTTTCTTCACGCTGCTCATTCTTTTTTTGTGTAGTAAATAGCATCCACACAAATAACGCTGCAAATGCACCTTGTTGAATAACTGAGTTGAAAATTGCATCTTCCACTGTTCTCATCTCCTTTTTTGACAATAAAAAAAGACCAGCTTATGGCTGCTCTATTTGCGTTGTATTTTCAGTTGGTTGTGTCTCTTGCGGAGGGCGTTGACCAGTAAATAAGAAATAATCATCAGAACAAAGTTTCTTTTTCCCAAAACCCGTTTCTAATTCATACACACGCGCGCCACGTTTACATATTTCGCATCTTGTTGCAATACGGAAATATATCGTTCCATCCGTTTCCCCCCACACTTCTACTTTATTAGCACCATATAAACCGGCATTGTTTAGCATATCAAAAGGAATTCGCACAAATACTCCGTTTTCGTTTCTTTCTGAATCTACTAACCTACCAGCAAACGGAGCACCTTGCCCCGCTTGTAAGGGATAACCTTGTAAATCCTTGTAATCATCCATATATTTTCCTCCTAAACGTTAGGTAGTTTGTACCATTGTCCCCCCATTCCCATAAAATAAAACCCATAGCCTTGACCGCCATCAAAGAAACGAATGGACCCAGCTTGGCCCATTTTATTACGCCCTAAATTTATTCCCTGCGTTAGAATAGGTTGATTTATGAATACATCCTTTTCTGTACTTATATCAAAGGTCTGCCCATGAGCAGCTGGACCTATGTTGTTATTTACGCTGCCTATAGCAATTCTATTAAACGGTTGAAGACCATCGGCTCTTTCTGCTGCTGCACGGTCCCAGTTATACATGCAAGCATAGTTACCACTAACCAATGTTATCCCTGAAACACAAACAGCTCTACCCGCAGAAACTTGCGCATTTGCAGCTGTAATTTTAACTACAATCATATGTTCTTGTGGATTGTAATTGTTAGGAACAGTAAATGTGAAATTATACCTTCTAATTTCACCATAAAATGTAGATGGCTCTGGAAAATCTTTATATATTTCGTGCCAAATTTTATAACCCACTTCATCCAATGGCGTAACAAAGCATACCTGCAATCGTGGTTTTGCAGTTGTACGCACACCGTTAATCTGTGCGGTTCTATAATGTGCTGACAAAGTATAAGAGTTTCCTGGATGAATCCCGTTTTGAACCTTTGTTTCTGGATAATTATACGTGTCGACACGGACTGCATTTACCATTTGTTCATAGTTAAATACAAAAGTGTTATTTTCTATCACTACACCGTTTCCTTGTACTTTCCAAGGTAGACCATATCCAGCACCAAACCCTTGATAATTAGGGTTACCTATGTTCAATTTGGGAACACTAGAAAAATCATGATCGGCTATTAAATTTCGTTTTGGCATAACGGTTGTTTTCGTTCCCCATTCATCTTCAAAAAGGAAGTCTAACATTTTAATAGTAACGCCGTTTTTATCGATGGTAATTTTATCGCCATTAACTTTGATGATATTCGTATCAATACCCTTTGCAGTTAACCATTGCACCATTGTATCTGCATTAATAGCAAGCTTTGAAACATTAATTGTTATTTTCTCTGCTGTTTGATTGATAGATGAAATGATATCGCCTTTTTGTACAGTACTAACAATTGCTTTTTCCGTTAAATCAATACGTGCTGCTTGCCTTTCTACATAGGCTTTGTCAGCATAACGATTATCAGATTCCGTTCTTGTATATATTTCTGTTTTAACTGCAGCAAGACTAATACCCTTTGCATTTACGGAAATAAGACGTTCTAGCTCAGTGACCTTTGTATTGTAGCTTTCAGTGGCTACTTTTTTAGAAATCGCATCTAGTAAATCTTGTTTATTTTTTGTAACAGTATTCTTCAATTCAGGTATTTGAAAACCACCGATATAATCTTCTACTTGCTTAATCTCAACTTTACCTTCCAGTGCCTTTGCTGTATTCTCCCACCCAGCTTTTGCTTCTTGTAATTGTCTACCTTGGTCTGTCTGAGTATTTTGTAATGATTTGACGCTTTGAGTGATACCTTCAGCGGTTTTTTCTACAATCGTAACACGGTTTTCAAATCCATTTTGATTATTTTCTACTTTTGTTACTGTTTCTTTAATGCCATCCACACTTTTTTCGATATCGGTTGTTTTCTTGGTGAATTCATCGGATGTAACTTGATCTTGGTAAGCTCGTTTGTATCCTGTCGCGATATTACCTCTTTCTATCTGTACGTTTTTGAAGTTAAGCCATGTGCCATTTGACGTTACTACGCGTCCGAAATAAATACGAAACATAATAGAAGTTGTGTCATTAGGGATTTTGAATGTGAAACTTCTTCTCTTCCAAGTCTTCAATTCTTTGTAAATTTCACCAACAAATGCTCGCCAGTTGTTACCCTCGGCATTCGTTGCATAGAACATTTCAAAGTGATAATCGACTGACTCACAATTGATATCAGCAGAGATAGTTACTTCTTTACCAGGTTCTAAACCGTGTAATGATTTCTCGTAACCGCCAATTTGGTAAAATGCATCTGTGTGTCTGTTACATTTAATAGCAAGATGTTTTTCGTAGTATCGAATATCATCAACACCACCAACTTGACTTTCGCCTGGTTGGTCAAACATTCGAGGTTTTTCGTTATCACAAGATGAATTAATAACAAGGTTGCTAACTCCAACATCCAAATTATCCACACGACTTTTCACTTGATTCATCGTTTCTTTTGTTCGTCCAGCTTCTTGAATGATTTCAGTTGTGATTTTTATAAATTCCCCAGAATCGGCTTGATCCTCCGGCGCAGGTCTCCACGGATAAAGCTTCTTACTTATAGATAGCATCGGCGAAGTTTGTTGATAAACGTAACCTTTTTCGCCTCCAGACACTTCCCACGCCTCTATTCTAAATAAACTATCCTTACCAACATGATTATCTTTTAATTGTATTGTGTTTCCAACTTGTTTCCATTGGTTTGTTGCGCTAGTTACTTCCCAAGCACCGAAACCGTCATACATGCTTTGTTTCATAACAACACCGTTGGGAGCGCCTTTTATTCTGGTAAACACTGAATATGTTACAAAATCACCAACTTTAATTTTCCCTTGTTCATAAAGCTTTTTTAATCTTATCGCTATTCCATGCCATGAGCCAGGTATGTCGACAACGATATTTCCATTGAATGTATCTCCATTTTTAAATAATCCACCACGCACCTCTAACTCGTCTTTGAATGTTAACATTTTTGTTCCTCTTACAAGATTGACAACATCCGTATCAAGTGCGTTCACCGTTTTTTCAACACGTTCAATGGTTTGCTTAGTTCCATTTGCATCTTGTTCTACTTGATTTAACTTTTGAATTGTTTGTGATGACGTTTTGTTGATTTGCTCAATTGAACTGGATATACCGTTAATATTTTGTTCTGTCTTTACTACGCGATCGGTAATCCCACTTTGATCTTTTTTGATATCAGATACATTATTTTTTAATCCTTCGACACCTTTTGAAGTTTCAACAATCGTCCGACTCATACTTTCTTGAGTACCTTGTAAACTTTTGATTGTCTCTTTTGTTCGCTTTTCACTTTCTTCAAGCGTCTTAGTTACCTGGCTGACTCTTTCTTGTTCTCCTTTAACAGCATTGAAGTCTTTTTGTAAATTGTCCGCTTTCGTTTCAGATTCTTTAACCCTAGCATCTAGCTTTTCTGCACTAGCATTAATCTCTTTTGTCACCTGCTCCAACGTATCTTTCTTAATTGCTTCCACGTCAGGAATAAGGAACTCCCAATCTTTACCGTTCCACACTTTTAAAATACCAGGTTTACCATTGCTAATATCTCGCCATAATGTTTTACCTACTATAAGATTATCGGTCGGTGGATTTTTAGCTTCAATAATATTTACTGTATTATTTTTTAGGTTTTCCTGGACCTTTTCAGCCAGTTTTTTAGCGGATTCAGATTCTTTTTGAGCTTGTTCGGCTGTCCCTTTTGCTTCTTCTGCTAACTTTTCTAGTTGTTCTAATAGTTCTTTATTGGCTTTATTACCTAAAGAAGCAAGTACTCTATTGTATAATTTCCGCATTTCTTCATTCGGATCGGTAATTTCGCGATAATCACCAAATACATATTTATCTTGTGAAGGGTCTGTAAATGATTCATCACCAGCAATTGCCCGTGCTTCTAAATAAAGTTTCGGTGTAAATCCTGTATCTTTTATGCGTATTGTATCCCCCTCATTAATCAGCTCATGAGCTAGTCCAAATACCCGACCGATACTTTGTGCATTTACTTCATAAGAAACAGATGTATTAACGCGTTTCTTTATCTCTGTTTTCATAAGAGTCATTAAACGTTGTGGTGTTATATCTTGCTCTGTCTCCGGTGTATAGAATCCGAATTTATGTTGTCCTCGTTCATTCCATCGCTGAAATGCATCATTGTCTACAAGATAAGGAACCCCATTATTAATACTAGAGATGGTTATAAAGTCTCCACCTTCTTTTTTTACGAACCCTAATAGGGCTGTACAGATGTTCTGGGAATTCTCAATTCGTTTGATACCCATTAAATCTTTACCAAGAGTTACTTCTTTACCAGTATCACGCCCTCGCTTTTTGACCATATCCACATAACGACCGACAATTTGAGAGCCTACAACTTCTGCATGGTATTGAATTTCTAATTCAAACAAAGAAGCAATGTCTTTTAAAAACTTCAGTGGATCTATGAATTCATCAATTGTCATCGTGTGGAAGCCAGCGTATTCTGTTTTTCCTCTTTTCCACTTCGTACCCACAAGAGCTATATCAATAAACTCATTGACTGTTTTACCTACAATCTTCTGTGGATTGATAATGCCAGCTTTCGCGAGTTGAATCCATTCACCAGATGCATAAGCAATGACCGATCTATCATCTGAATCTTTTTCAGCTTCAGTAATTACATATGGAACAATGCGACCATCACGAACTTCTTTTAAAACTAAATTTTGCTGCATGAGTGTCGCTGCATGATCTGTATTATCAAATACTTTAAACTCTAAAGTATCAATGTTATTTTTTATCTCCCAATGTCGCTTATCGTCCCAATAATCTTTTGGTTGTATATTGGAAACGATTTGACTCGTTTTAAAATCAACAACATGTAAAATTCCACTGGGTGTTCTCATCTAAATCGCTCCCTATACGTTACTTTGGCTGTTCCAACAGTAGAAGGCATGATTTCTAGTTTATTAGAACTCTTATGAATAACAGGATAGTCACTAAATATATCTTTTAGATTAATAGCACTTTTACCATTTATCGTTACAAGACTTCGCTCAGTATCAATAACTACTTTGTCACCAACATCAAAGATATAAGGCGGATTATTTTGTGTATTCATGTTAACCTTCCAAATTTTCAAATCGTCAATAGACATTTCCGAACAAAACATGTTGTTAGAGAATTGAGAAATACTGATTTGTACTTGAGTAATTTTATTCATATTGACGTTATTTTCATCAAACCATACAACAAACCTTTCAGCATCATCAATCTCCGTACCTAAAATAAATTTAGAAATATACGCTTCCCATCTGTTCCCAGTTCTAGCAAGCCATAAACGACCTCTAAAATTTGTCCAAGTGTCTGGGTGATCTCCATGTTCATTAATGAATACCTGTCCACCTGGTTTTTTACTATTACCAACAGAAGCGAATCCACTGTTTTGCTCGGCTTCCCATTGAACATCGCTCATCGATATACGAGCTACATAATCGCTATTTTCATCAAGAAGGCCTATTTCCACACGTCCCATTTGATCCCAATGATGACTATTAATACGTACATAGGCTTGCATGATGAAATCCTGTAATGGTCCTTGTGGAATATTCTTTTTAGCTATGCAACCATGCCAACCTTTTACCGTAGGTTCACCTAGATACTCGGCCATTAAACGGTATCCATCCGATTTAAACTTTCCTCCACCAGTCATATCTTCTGTTTTAGGAACATCTGTCCATCCTATGGTTGTCCCCATCTCGTCCCATAACACACGTTGATTTCTTTCAACTGGAACCTGGTCTGCTTTCAATGGATATCCAATGCGAAAATAATTCGTTCCATTCCATACATCAAGAAATGTAGAAGGCTTTGTCACTTCAACCTCTATAATTGGATTGGATTCTACACTTCCTTTGTTTTGAACATTTGCTATTAACCCACGCCCATCCATTTCAAATTCTACTATTTTAGTAGGCCCTAACTTATATGGCATCGGACAAACAAAATTCAAAGTACCTTTACCTAAAGTAACAAAATCCTCAGGATTAAAATCTTCATCAATAACCGCCAGGTATGTCCTATCAGGTGTTACATCAAAGACTAATTCAACAGGTTTTTCTGTAATTAACCACTCTGCTATTTCTTCTTTTAATGTTTCTAAGTCAGATCCATCAGGAACAATAATTCCCACTGGAACAGGTAAAACTCGCATTTCAGTTTCTGTCGTTAATAATCTTGCACCTGGATAACCTGGAACACTTAGAAATTTCCGTTTTAATGGAGCCCACGCTGGTCTTTTCCATCCCTTTTCTATTTGAATAAAATCCTTACGTATATTGTTAAATGTAAAAGAACTCATACTGTCACCCCATTTCTTTATAAAATAAAGGAAACCCAAACCTAAAAGTCTGAGTTTCTTCTTGTTTCTCTTTCTTGATACTCGGTTGTATAACGATAAGTACCGCGCGCCACGTCTCTTCCTTCTAAACTAACAGGCACTTCCACAACTAAATCACCACCAAGCATTGGAATGACTCCACCACCTGACGAACCAAAAGAGTTATTAATGACTTGATTTGATACACTGTTTGTCATGGCTTGTCTGCTGTTTGACATATTCCCATACACACCACTCATAACGGTTTTTAATCCCGCTAATTGGTTTGCAGAATTAGTCATCATACGGCTCATATCGCTCATTAGTTGATTTATTTCCCCTGATATAGCAAATTGTTGTCGTGGCATGGCTGCTACGATTCCTGCGCCAATATCTCCAAGTGTCTTTTTATTCAAAGGTAAAACCGCTTCTTTTCCAGCTTCTCCTGCACCTTGCAAGTTTCCGCCATTCATTCCAAAGATAGTCGGTTTAGTGAAGATACCACCTTTTGCACGCCAATCTATATTAAGTCCAGAAGGGAATGTAATATCCTTCCCTAAAATATTTTTCGTACTAGTTTGCAAGCTAAAGTGTGGAAGAGGTGGCATTTCAGGTTTTGGAATTTTCAACTTCAAATCACTAAAGAATCCTTTTATTTTCCCAATGAATTCTTCTACTTTCCCAACCGCATCTTTTATTGGATCAATAATAAATCGTTTAGCTTCTTCAAATTTTTCTTGTGCTGCACTCTTTACGGAATCGAATTTTTCTTTCGCTGAATTATATAAATCAGTAAATTTTTGTTTCGCTGAATTGTAAGCTTCAGTTACTGGATCAATCACGTATTTCTTCACTAAATTCCAAGCTGAAAGTGTATAGGATTTTATAGATTCCCAATTGCTTAATATCCAATTTGCTAATTCACCAAGTTTTTGCTTGGTTGTATTCCACAAGTCTTGAACTGGTTGAATTACATACTGTTTAACCAAATTCCAAGCCATAAGAGTATACGATTTAGCAAGTTCCCACTGTGAGCTTAACCAATAAATCAAATCACTGAATTTTTCTTTTGTTGTACTCCAAGCTTCCTGGACTGGCTGAATGATATATTGCTTAAGTAATCCCCATGCAACTTGAGCCACGGCTTTTGCAATTTCCCATTGTGTACCAAGCCATGTAACCAATTCGCCAATTTGTTTACTCACCCAATTGTAAGCTTCTTGGATTGGTTGAATAATATACTGACTTATCGCTGCCCACGCAATTTGTACCCCTGCTTGGATTAATAACCAACCAGCCTCAAGGACCGTAGAAATCAATGAAATGATAGGGTCTAAGACCGTAAGTACAGTGTTCCACGTTTCCTGCCAAGCTTGTACAAGTGTCCCCCACAATTCAGAAGCTGTTGTAACTAAAGAAGTCCACCAAGAAGACGCCGTTTCCACAATACCTGACCACAAATTACTAAAGAATTCACCTATTGGATCAAAGAAACTATGCATCATTTCAGTGAATGAGGCCCAAGCTCCTGAAAAGAATTCAACAATAGAATTCCATGTACTACTACATATTTCACCTATCCCTGTCCATAAATCGCTAAAAAATTGCCCTATTGGATCAAAGAATGAATGCATTGTTTCTAAGAAAGAACTCCAAGCTTCACTAGAGGATTGAACTATCCCATCCCAAAGCTCTATTAAATATTCCTTAATAGAATTCCATGTATCTATTGTCCACTGTTTTATAGAATCCCAATTCTTATAAATAGCAATTCCTAGAGCCACTATAGCTGCGATAATAATAGGGACAATAGCAACAAGTCCGGCTGCTGCTAAAGCTCCAATTTCAAAAAAGCTCATGACTGTCATGACTATAGGAGCAAGCGCCATAATTGCACCTGAGATTATACCAATAGCCATTGCGACAGCTGTTAATGTGGCTGCTAACTTTGGATTGTTTGAAACCCATTCAGCTATTTTGGAAATGACATCCGCTATGACACTAAGAACCGGCTGAAGCGCAACTTGTATATCCTGCATCGCTTTTTGAAATTTAACCGCTGGGTTTGCATCCATTTTCTTAATAGAATCATTCAGTTTATCTTGTTGCTTCCCAAAATCAATTGTTTTATCTTTCGCACCCAACAAAGTATTTATAATGTTTTGTCCTTGATCTTCATACATTGTACCGAAAAACTTAACACCTAATTCATTACGTTTCGTTTCATCGTCGACTTCTGATAAAGCCTGTGCAATTTCAGTCATGGCTGCTGAACCTTCTCTACCACCATTAGCTACAGCTTTCCCCCAATTTTCAACTTGTTCTGCTGAAATCTTCGTACCTTCAAGTGATTCTTTCATAGCTTTATCGACACCTTGACCAAATTCAGCCGCTTTAATCCGACCTTCTTTCAGTCCATCTAGCAAATTATCAATCATTTACATTCAACGTGATTCGCAAGGTCACGCCCGTTCTCTATGAACTGCTATACGTCACCGTATAGATTAGACTATATCTTCAACTACTTGAGTTGCTCCCCGTTTCGAGTGTCATATGCTTACACCCTACGTCTTTCGACTAGTCGTTGCACGTTCCTTAATTAAAAGGCTTCGCTCAGTATTGTCTCATTTGAGAGTTTCACTGAATTAAAGGAGTTTTTCATTGTATGTCACCATACAAGGGAACTATAATCTAATTCCAAGTACCTGTTTCAACCCCAGCTGCCATAATAGCTTGCACTTCTTCAGCATTGTATCCGGCCCGCGTCAGCTGGCCGCCATATTCAGCAATAATATCTAATTGTTCCGGTGGAAAACCCATTTTTAATAAGGCGTCAGCCATACCGAGAGCGCCTTCTTGTGAAATACCTAATTCATTACCGATTTCATTTGTTTCTTGAATTAATTCAGTAAAATCTATGCCAGCATAAGCATTAGAAATAACAGCTGCACTCTTTACGAAAGAAGCATTTGCTTCATCACTAACATTTTTATTCAAAGCCCATTGTCTTCTTACACCCTCAAGTGCTTCTTCTGCATCTAATCCATAGGCTGAAATTCCTCTCACAGCATCCTCTACTGATTTTTTTGAGGACTCAGGAACATCAAATCCTATTTCAATTTTTGTTTTTAACTTCGACATGTCCATTGCTTTTTCAATTGCAGTTGCAATTCCGCCACCAGCTGCTAATCCACCGATAACATTTTCTAATCCTACTTTTAATCCTTCAAATTTTTTCTCAGTTCTTCCGGCTTCTTGTTGTAAATCTCTTAATTCATTTTGCACTTGCCGTATTGAGTTTCCAGCATCCACAGATCGGAGTGCTCGTTGCAATTTATCAATATCTGTTCCTGCCCCTAATGCTTCACGACCGATGATTCCAATTGCTTGCTCTAACTGACGACTTGTAGCTGTTCCATTTCGAATTGCATTCACAAGACGATTTCCTAATGCTCCTGCAAAATCATCAACGCTTTTTCCTGTAGCTCTAAACAATGTTTCTAATTGCCTTGTAGAACTCGCTACATTCTCTTGCTCAGTTTTCATGTTTCCGAGTTTATTTTTCAGACCATTAAGCGACCCTTCTGTAAATTCAATCTCACGTCTGAATGCACGATATTGTTCTTCAGAAATTTTACCGTTTTGAAATTGAGCTTGCACTTGTTGTTCCGCTGCTTTCAACTTATCTAGTTTTTGCGTTGTATTTTCAATCTGCTGTGTAAGTAACTGTTGTTTTTGCGCTAATGCTTCCACATTACCAGGATCGAACTTTAACAAACGCTCGACATCTTTTAGTTCCTTAGCTAAAGAATCGCTTTGTTTATTAACATCTTTTAGAGCGTTTTGTAACGGTTGAGTGTTACCATTAATTTCAATCGTAATCCCTTTAATTCTTCCTGCCATTTTCTCACCCCTTTCTTAGAATGAATCGAAGTCTTTTTGACCTGCTTTTCTAACTTTTTCTTTATCTGGATTCTCTAACTCAGCGAATTCAGCAATGTAATCAAAGCAATCACCCACGGTCATTTCTTCTAAATCACCTTGGGTTAAATTTGCTTTATAACAAAGAGCAAGAAACAATTCAGTAGTAAATTCTTCTTCACTAAATGTCCCTTGCTCTCCATTGTTTTTCTTTATTTTTTTTTTGCTCCCATAGTGACCTGAACTAATTCCATGACTTCAGGCATAATTTCTTCAATCGGGAATTCTTCAAATTCATCTAACCACGTCATAGGATCAGGAATATTGGGATCAGCGGTTTTAGCATATAACCAAGTTAAATCATAAATAAGCTCAAAATCCACATTGCTTAAATCAACATTAGACATATTAAGAGGTTGTTGTGAGCCATCTGGTGAAGTTAACGTACTAATTGCCCCTAAACCCATCAAATCTGCAAATAAATTACGTCTAAATTGAGCCTTATAGCGTTTGACTGTTGCTGCTGTAGCTTTTAATCTGACTTGTTTTCCATCTATTGTAATTGTCTTTTCCATTCACTTACGCCCCTTTTGGTAATGCAGGTACTTTTGTATAAACTTTTTTGTACCAATTATCATAGATTTCTTGTTTTGATTTAGTAGTAGTTTTCGTTTTAACCATACGTTTTCCATTAATATCAATAGGACTTGATACAAATTTAAGCTCATTTGTATTTGGCTCCGCTGAATTAGTTTTCGTTTTAGATGCAATCGTTGGACGACTTGCTGAACAGTTAAACATAACATGTCGAGTCGCTCGTACATCGCCATCAAATTCAAACAATAAAGCAAATGGTTTTCCTTTTGCGTCAGCTAATTCATTTAATACACCGTCTTCTGTGTCTAACTCTTCTCCCAATGCATCAACTGCAAATTGCTCTGGAATAGTCGCAATAGATAGCGTCCCATCATAACCTTGGTTATTACTTGCTGCATAGTAAAGCATGTCATCAGCATAGAACTCAATTAGATCTCCTCGTGGATCAAAGGTTAATTCAACCGCACCTGGTAATCGAATCGGTGTACTGAATGTAATTGCACCATCTTTAATTTCATAGAGTGCATAGTGGACATTTTTCAGACCGAAGGCTACTTTATTTTCATTCATTTATATCAACCTCGTTTCATATATTTTTTGGTACATTTTTTCAGATTCAATAAAAGTCCCATACGAGTCATAAGGAATTTCATAATCGTCTAGGACTTTTTCAAGTTTTCCTTCTGCAACTAAATCTTTTTTACTTGTGTAAAGTTCAATATTTGCATCGTCTATCTTGTAATACACCTTATTATCAGCCATTAAATTTGCTGATCCATCAACAAGGATACAAATATAAGGTGGCGCTGGAACCGGCTTGGTCGGTGTTGCTGTGAAATGCGAATAAGCCACAGGATATCCTGTAGCTTCAAGAATTTTTATTAATTCACCTAATGTCATTATTCAAGCGCCCTTTCAATCCGTCTTGGTAATTCATTAATTACATACTCTTCAACTGGACGAATATGCACTTGAGCCGGAACACGTCCACCACCCACTTTCGCATGTCCCTTTTCTAAAAGATGTGTTAATTGTCCTTGAGTATTATGAATAACAACACCATTATCTTCTTTTTTCTTACGCCACCCTTTACGATAAGCACCTGTTTTTTTAGGACTATTTTGCTTTAATTTATTCACAGCAACATCAGCAACTTCTTCCTGCGCTGTCAGTAATTCTTCTTCCACAACATTTGCATATCTTTGCAATTCTCTAGCAAGTTCGCTCGCAAAATCATTCATATTAAACATGCTCCTTTGCGATAATAGTCAATGTTTGATACAATTCATCATCATTCATTGGCGGTTCGATAATGTCAAAGATACGATCCTTCATTTTAATTCGCATTAATTCTGTAATTCCTGTTGTATAGGGAATTACAAACCGATAAATTCGTGTAGACTGTGAAGCCGAAGCTTCAATGTACTCTGAACCTTTTACCGTTTTTATCATTGCCCATGCTTTTTTTACTTCTTGCCAATTACCTGTTTCAACTTCTTGATTCAAATCATCTTTTATTACTTCAGGTTGCTCAATGATAATTCGATTTCTACAATCACCTGTATTCAGTGGTTTTTTGTACTGAAAAGGACGCATATTAATCACCGTCCAATTTAATTTCTTCTAATGCTTTATCGATACCTAAACTATTAATCTGACTTAAAAAATTCTTGTCAAAATACTCTAATGCATCGTTATAAACATAACGAGAACGTTCAAAGACTAATTCTTTGAACTCCTCGTCTTTATTTACATCATAATTCCCACAAACCCTAATTAATGCCTTGTTAGACGTAGAAAGGATGCGCTTTAGGTTACCATCTTCCTCATCCCCTAAGTGCATCCTATCTTTAAATTCCTGTAATATTTCATTTGAAATTACTGTTTCCATTTACATCATTCCTTATTTAGTTGCTGGTGGAGTTGGTGGTGTAAATGAAATTTCTAAATCGTAAACAAGAGCCGCTTTATTATCTTTCGGTTTCCCATTAGCAAATTGTTTAATTGTATAAAGAGTAGCATCTTCGAAAGCTAATGTTTGATCAAATTCTTTTAGCTTGTATCCACCTGCGATTGCAGCAATATATTGTCCTTTTACAAAGAATAATGCTTTACCAACGGGAACTTCCTCACACTCGACAGGTTTAATGTTATAAGGCAATGCCATTACCCATTGACCTGTTGCGGTCTGGATTGTATTACGTGCTTGTACGCCAATCGCATCAATCGGGTTAACTACCATTACAATTTTATTTAATACTTTTCTGGATTTCCCTTTTGCATCAACAGATAAAGCTTTTACTACTTCATAAAGTTCGCCTGCTACAATTACCCCTTTATCAGACGGAGCAAATGTTAGTTTACCAGAAGATTTTTTATCAGTAACAGCGCCTGTTTCTGGATTTACATCTTTCATTAAACCAACTGGTTGATGCGCTACAGATCCGCCACCATTAATAAAACCAAATTCTAGACCGACAGAATATGTTTCTACTAAAACAGTTCGAACATAACGTTCAATCCATTCCGGGCCAAGTTCCTTCATATCATTTGGAATTGCTGCAAATGCAGTTAATTTAAGTTGACCAATTTTTTCTTGTTTGAAGATGGCATCAATTTGCCCACGGATTTCACCGAATAACTCGCCCCATACATACGCCTTCGTTGCATCAGAATAAATAAACTTCGTAACTGCTCCTAAATCTTGCAAACCAATTTCAGCTAATAAGGGATGTTCCGTAACTAAATCTTCAAACACACGCTCTTGAGTCGTTACAGGAAGGATTGAGCCATCTGTAAATCCACCTTCTTTAACAACTGCATTGAAGAATTTTGTTTCTGCTGAAGTTAAAACATTTTGACCACGTTGCTGTAAAATGGAACGATCAAGCATATCGTTATTTACTTGTTCACGAACTGTATTTGCTACATCTGTTTGTAGTGCATCAAAGAAACCTTCAAACGCTGACGTCTGTTCTTGTTCTGTGCTTTCCGCGTTAGTTAAAGTATCCGTCAATTTTGCTTTTGCCTTATTAAATGCTTCAGATTTATTAAATTTAATAACCATTATGTGTTTCCTCCGTTTTTTATAATTTTAAAAGGAGCCCTTTAATCCCACTGTTTTTTACAGGTTTAGGATTCGGCTCCTTTGGTTGTTCTTCTATATTGTTTTGTAAATCATTCAGGATTTCATTTTTCAATCCTAATAATGCTGCATTTAAATCTTCTTTTGTAATTCCTTGGCCTTTGTTCATGGTTCCATTTCTAAAGCCATCGATTACTTTCTGCGGAAGCATGGCAGCAGTAGCCGTTGAAGCCGTCATTTTAACTGGATTCTCCATAAACATGATTTCATCCGCGAAATTGTTTTCTAATGCTTGTTGCGGACCCATCCAAGTTTCTTCAGCCATCATGTTAAGTAGTTCTTCCTCAGATTTACCACTTTTAATGACATAGGCATTTACAATTGCTCGATCTGTTATTTTTAACATCTCGGCTGCCTTTTCCATGTCACGATGATCTCCACCATGCCACTTAGCAGCGTTGTGAATCATGATTTTTGCTGTTGGAGAAATTCGAACTTTATCACCAGCCATCGCAATTACAGAAGCTGCACTTGCTGCCAAACCAACAATTTGAACTTCTACATGACCAGGATAATTTTTTAATGCTGTGTAAATTTCCGAACCCTCATCTACATAACCGCCAGGACTATTGATCGATACAATTAAATCCTCACTATTTGCATTATCCAGTTGTTTTGTAATCTTACCTGGGCTTGTCGCATCCATTTCAAACCAATCATAAATCCAAGCTTCATCATTCGAAATGATTGGCCCTTTAACGTCAATTTTCACCGTCATTTGTATTCTCACCTCCTTCAGATTCAGTTAGTTTCGTATAGTTTTTCGTAATATGATGTGTATTTAAGTTAGGATCATCAGAAACTTCATATCCTACTTCTAATCGAATCTCATTCCCTGTAAATGCACTTGAAGAAATGAGTTTATCGATGCTTGTCGCAAGATCAAATATGCTTTGATAAGAAACAGCTTTAACTTCAATTTTTTGTCCTGAAAGATACTCTTCTTCTTCAAAAAATTTAACGTTTGCTTCATCAGAAAGCTTTTTTAATAGAGGTTTCACTGTGAAAAGCATATAATTTTTCGTTTGCTTCTCCACATCAGCCATTTCGCCATATATCAAAGCAGTTGGAATACCAAAAGCCATTGCTACTTGATTTAAGAAGCCATTTGTTACTTTATTAATTTCCTCCACACTCTGCCCAGAACTCGCTCCACCTGACGTTTCAGCATACTTAAAACCTGGTTGTTGTGGAATGATAGCGACATCTTTTTCTCCAATCGCTTTGTACATGTTATCAATAAACTCTTGCAGTTTTGATTGGTGTTCTTTGCTCTTTGCAGCGAGCATGTCCATATCAACTGTTCCGCGAATTTGATTCTTACGTTTTTGAGAACTTAATATTCTACCGAATAAATCACCATAATCAGTAAACAAACCATCGATAAGAGGTGATAACTTATCATTCCTGTATCTTAAATGAATGACTTCACTTTGTTTAAAACTTCTCTTAAACTGATAATCTTTTACAGTGACATTTGTAAAAGTATCTTCAAACACAGCATATTCGTTATGTTCAAAGTCATCAGCAATAAGTAGATCACCATCATCCGCTTGGATAATCAAAGCTTCATTATCATAAATAAGTTTATAAATAAAACTCTCCCAAAAGGTACTTGCTGTCATATTCTTATTCGGTCTGACATTTAATCGATAGTAAAGCTCATCCTTTTCAAATTCTTCACCATTTTTCACTCTAAATTCTGACTGACTAATTGTTCTCCCTAAAAAGGATATACAGGTATCAATCGCCAGTCGCTTCATGTGTACTCTATTGGCTTTCTCAATAAACATTTCCACATCAAACATAAATCCTACTTCACTATTTCTTTTAAATACTGCATCTAGCCATCCAATGATTATCACCCCCTTTATTAGAATTTAATACCATCTAACATAAAGTCGAATTCATCCACAAGAATGTTATCCGCTTGCCATAGCGCATGAATAAAAGCTTGAAATCCATCTGTTTTACGCTTAAATTCATCTTTTTTCAGATACTCTTTGTTGCCGTCTTTTTTGATGTGGACGTAGACGTTGTTAGTGTACCAACGCATCAATGGATTATTTCCAAAAATAATGCGATTGTTTGCAAACAACGTTTCAACTCTTGGTGCTAAAAGAGAATGTATTGCCTTTGGATTACGGATATACAACAATATAAATCCTTCAGCTTCAAGTGCCGTTTTGACAAGATCAAGGCGGAATGTATCGGCTACAATCGTATTAACACCGTATAACTCACGCATTTTTACAAACCAATCTACAATGTGAGAGATATTAATAACTGGTTCATCCACAATAGTTAGTAAGCCATTTTCAGCCCATTCATATATAGGTGCTTTTAATTTCACCTTGTCCAAAAATCCTTTACGTACAAATGAATGACCTTTCCATATATAATCTTCACCATGTTTAAAGAGTAGACCAACCGCAGCAAAGTCTTTAATGCTGGCGAAGTCGAGTCCGCCTACAGCTACTTTATGTTTTAAATCTGGAACCTCTCTGAGCGTTTCCCCATCTTCTTCAAAACCAGTACGCATGATTTCTTCCCATGAAGCTACAGACTTTGTTAAATCTGTTTCAGGATAATTCATACGTTTTGTTATGAATTCTTCACGGTTTGAAGGATTATTTTCTAATTGTTTATATTGAGTTAATACCTTTTTAAATAATTGTTTAGCATAAGAACTTCTCGGCTCGCTAAACATCGGATTCGCTTTTTCCCATACATCAGGATTATCAATTTCTTCTGGATTATCTATCTTGCAAATGAAAGGGAATAATGGATCTTCTAAATCTTTCCCCTTTAGAATATTCATCGCCCGCTCTTTTGTTTTGTCCAGGAATCCATCACGGACAAAGCCATCTGTACCAATAAAAAATTCTCTAGCATTTGGCACTTTTCCAAGTCCACTAGAGAATACATTTACTACATCAAAGTTTTCATATCGATGTATTTCATCGTAAATAACACAACCGTCACGAAGTCCATCCTTAGAACCAGCATTAGATGTATGATATTGAATAATGCTTTGCGTATCGTTACTCAGTATCTCTACCTTGGTTCGATAAAACATATCTTCTAGTATTTCTTTTCCTTTAATAGCATCATAGACTTCACGAAAAGAAACTTTGGCCTGTTTCTCGTTGTTCGCCACAATTGAAACATTGTATCGATCTATTCCGTGCAGCGGACTAATAAAGAAATGGCATAATGATGAAATTAAACCGTTTTTACCACCACCACGAGCCATCATAATTAAAAATTGCTCGTAAAAAACAGAATCATCTTCTTTATAGAAAAGAAAAACGAATGCTGTTAGGAACTTTTGAAATGCTTGCAATTCAAAGTACCATTTCTCAGTGAATTTTATATAGTCCTCATGCATTTCATTATCGAAATACAAATCATCGCGTATTAAAATGTATTTCTCCAGGTACTCAATTAGCATTATGCGCTCTTTATTCAGCTTAATTTTCCCTGCGCGATACATCTCAATATATTCAGTGACATAATTATTTTGAATCATGTTAAATCTTTAACTGAGCGCACAGGTTTTGAAGGAACTTTCTTTTCTTCTGCCGATGCTTCTAATCCAAGTGCATCTAAAATCTTTATCATTCGATCATTTGTTTTATGTAAATCATTAATAGAAGGATTGGATTTCGGACCATGCATGCCAGATACTTTTATTCCTGTTTCTTCAATATCATCAACAAGAACACACTTTAAATCCCACAACGATAAATAGTCTTGAATTAAGTCAGTATAATGATTACCTACAATCTTTTTTTCTTTTAATTGATTTGTTAGATCCTTTTCAATCCTTTTTCTCATTGTTTCGCGCTTCACTCTAGCCACAATATCCCTCCCTTCTGATTTACATCGTTTTCCAATTTGATATAACGCGCGAATTTGGTTCTAAATTTGAAAAATCGACCCCCTCCTCCGGTGCCCCTTAGAGCATTTTTTGATGAAATATTTTAAGGGGGGGTGTTATTATCGAATCATTTTTACCACTTTTCATCGTTTTCCCATTTGTTTATCTTTTTAACAAACACTCTACCGTGTTCTTTATTATGGCAATCCACACAGACTGTTTCTAAGTTATCTATTTCTAATGCAAGTTCTGGATGATGTTCTAGTTCTTTTATATGATGGACAACTAACTGTATCTTCTTACGCTTCGCACTCTCACTGTACTCATTGGTATCAGTTTGAACGCGACCGTTGCGCTTACACTCTTGGCATTCATAGTTGTCACGCTTCTTTACTTGCTCCCGTATACTCTTCCACTCACCACTGTCATAGAACTTACGCTTCTGTTGTTTGGTTTTGTATTCCTTAATCACAACAACCACTGGAATATAAGCGTTGTTCGACCTCTAAGATTCTTTTATAGCTCTCCATGTAAGCTGGATTACAATTGTTAATAAGCAAACAATACTTCTTTACTTTAGTTAAATCATATTTAATAGCCCATGTTTCTTCTGTTGTATGATTGATTTGTACATCTTGCTTTAGCTTTAAGGCTTCAATAAGATCTTCGGTTGAGAACTTAGCTAATAATTCTGTTACACTTTTAGATTCAGCCTTCTGTTCATATACACCCTCCATCTATCTCACCTCCTACACTTAAATCCTTTCTCCATTTATCTTTTTCCAATAATTCTTTTATTGATGTTTGCATGAGATATTCCACAGAATAAAACATAGGTTTCTCGCCATACAGCTTATAATACTTAACATCTATTCCAGACTTTTTGTGTGCTTTTTCAAGTGGTTTAAGGTATTTGATATATGCTTTCTTATCAATAAGCATAAGACCAAGTGCAGCAATCTTACCGTTTAAAACGCTATCCAATTATCCTCACTCCTTAATTGCTCGACATTTAATAGAATCTATAGATTCCGCTCTACGTAATGTTTATCCATCCTTCATCCGCCTCCAAAATAAAAAGCCGCTATCTATATCGATAGCGACTGTTCAGATATTAACTATTCCCTAATCTCTTTTAATCCCTGTAACAAATGGTTCAAGCACATACTTTGCAGTAACTCCTGAACTTCCATCAACTTTCACTTCTACGGTCTCAATTGAAGATACATGTAGAGGATTTATTGAAAGGTTAAAAAAATGAACAAATCCCTTATACAATTCCCCTTTTTCATTTGAGATACGACTCATAAAGTCTTCTGGATGAACATCAAGGTCATATTCTTTACCACTGTCCATAATAACTTTTGTATGTAATGTTCTAGCCATACTTACACACCCCCTTCCCATCATTCTATATTTCGACAAATAAACACAACATCCTTTTATCGATATATAATTTCAAATGTATAGAGAACGTTATTATTTACAATAAATTCGCATACGGTAAATGAAGTTTTATTCTTCTCTCAACTAACAACCACGACAGAAACTCTTGTCCGACTTATCAGGTCTCCTCATTCCGTCTACCTAGGATGTTGTTAGCTCAAAGAAGAGCAAAAGCTCTCCTTAATAACGGTATCACTCAATCAGTACCATCTGCTGGTTTCGGATTTTATGTGCCATCATTACGAATCGTTTAGAAATTTAGAAACAACATAGTGAGTTGTGTTTTCCGCCACTTCTCACAATACAAATATAACACGGTATTTCCAAAACAACCGGTACATATCCTGCCAAAAAGCGGTCACGACTCTGCCACTTATTTTTTCTTATCAATATCCTCACTTATTCTTTGCAACTGTTTTGCCCAAATCAGTGGTTTTTGGCAACCGCTTATCTCCCCTGTTCTTTCTCCAATGAGTTACCCATATCTTGTATTGTGTGTAACTGACCCCTTCGCCAAATCCCTTGCTATCATTGATTTCATTCTACTTTCTCTTTTGAGTTACACAGTATAAAATTTATGAGTAACTATATAGATTTAAAAAGAAAAAGCAATGCTTAGATTTTAAATCTAGTCATTGCTTTATCCATTGCATCTTGGTTTACACCTATATAACGTAACGTGACCTTCTCTGACGAATGATTGAATATCTCCATAAGTAATGCTATGTTTTTCGTTTGCATGTACATATGATACCCGTACGTCTTTCTCAGTGTATGTGTTCCTATTTCGTCTAATCCAAACTCTGCCGCTGCTCCACTTAATATCTTATATGCCATGCTACGACCAATCGGACGATTCTTCCCTTGTCTACTTTGTAATAAATACTCATTATCTTCTCTTTCTTCAATAAACCATTTAAGTTCTCTTTTCAATGCTGCAGTAATTTGTATTCGTTTCTGTTTCCCGGTTTTCTTTTC